CCGATCAGCTGACCGCTGCGGACAAGCTGACCAGCAAGGAGCTGCGCAAGGCGGTTCGCAAGCTGAAGAAGGCGCACGCGCAGACCTTCGGCGGCTACTACATTGCGATCGTCGGCCCGGATACCTTCTATGACCTGCAGGACGACGAGACCTTCGTGGCCGTTGCCAAGTATCAGGACAAGGAGGCCGTTTACTCCGGCGAGATTGGCCGCCTGTTCGGCTGCCGCATCGTGGAGACGACCGAGGCGAAGATCTTTGCAGGCGCGGGCAGCGGCGGCGCGGACGTGGCGAGCGTCATCGTGCTGGGCCAGTATGCTTACGGCTATACCAGCCTCAAGGGCGCGAAGCCGCGCGTGATCGTCAAGCCGGCGGGCAGCGCGGGTACCGCCGATCCGCTGGAACAGATCAGCACGGTGGGCTGGAAGATGGACGGCTTCGGCGTGAAGATGCTGCAGCCGGAATACGCTGTGCGCATTGAGTGCGGCATCAGCGCGTAACCGACCGGGAACACAAACAGGCCGGGGTGGGAGATCCCCACTCCGGCTTTTCAATTAAGAATTGGAGGATAAAAGAAAATGGCGAACATGAACACGAGCAAGACTATGGCGGTCAGCAGCATGGGCGTGCTGGCCAAGAAGATCGCGAACACCGAGAAGAACATGGACAAGCTGCTTGCCAAGGCCGGCTGCAAGGAGCCGGCGGCGGTGAAGCGTATCCCGATCGTGATTCCGCTTGAGCCGGGCAGCAAGGACGACGTGCTGTATCTGGGCCTCAACGAGGCGAACTTCTACTTCAAGCGCGGCGTTTCCGTGATGATGCCCGAGCCGCTGCTCAGGCAGGCCGTGCGCTGCGGCGTGATTCCGCAGCATTATCTTGACATGATCGCGATGATTGAAAAGCAGCAGGCCGCGGCCGCGGCGAAGGCGGCTGAAGAGGCCGCGGCGAAGGAAGCCGCCGCCAAGACCAAGACGACCAAGGCGAAGGAGTAAGGCGATGACGCTGGCGCAGATCATGGAGCTGGCCCTGCGTCAGCTCGACGAGGATCCGGCGGACATCGCCGAATTCGACACGCTTTTTAAGGCATACGCAAACGAAGGCTATCACCTGGCGGTGCACACGTACCTGAAGCCGAAGGTGAAAACCGAGATCGAGACCGGCAGCGGCGGCGAATGCTACGTGGGCGGCATGAACCTTGGCTGGATTTACGAGGTATACGACAGGAATGGCAGCACCGTGTGGTACGGGCTGTCGATGGACGGCGAGGTGCTGTCGACCATGATGCGCAACCAGACGCTGACGGTGCTGCACGAAGCGCCGCTCAAGCCGCTTGAAAGCATCGGCGACGTGCCGGTGCTGCCGGAATTCGCGCACAGCGCGCTGGCCAGCTATATCTGCTACAGGCATTTGTCAAGCGGCAACATGGCCAAGCAGAGCCGGTCGCAGATGTTCCTTCAGCAGTTCCACACGATCATGCGCGAGGTGAAGCCGCAGGGAAGCGGCAGCATCACGCGCATGAAGAACCTTTACGCGGCGACGGACATCCGGAGGCGATAAGAGATGGCGATCAGAGATGCGCACTATGCCGGCAGCTTTATGATTGATTCGCCGAAGGGCATCTGGCAGGCGGCGGGCGACACGAACGTCAGCCCGAAATACGCCTACCGGGCGGAGAACATGCGCACAGAGCGCGGCTTGCTGGCCACCAGCCACGGCACAAGCCGCGCGTTTCCTGCGCTGGGCGCGCCGATTGAAACGCTTGAACGATTCCACCGGCGCACAAGGCCGGACGACCCGGACGTGTTTGTGGCCGGCGCGGGCGGCGCTATCTACACCTACACGTTCGGCACGGAAGGCTGGGTAAAATGCGCGGAGGGATTCCAGTCGAACAAGTGGAGCTGCGTGACGTATGAGGCCGCGGTTGAGGGCGAGACGGTCGACATCCTGATCATGAGCAACGCGAAGGACGGGATGATCGCGGTGTTCGGCAATGACCTGCACGCGGAGAAAAAGACGCTGAACCTCGGCACGGATTACGCGGACGTGAAGTTCGCCGTGCTCACGCGGCATGCGGAGCGCATCTGGGGCACGGGCGCGGAGGGATACCCCGACAGCCTGTTTTATTCCCGGGCGTACGATCCGTTTGACTGGACGGAGATGGACGACACGCCGGAGCTGGGCGGAGGCGAGATCAAGCAGCCGACGTGGGACGGCGACGCGTTTGTGTCGCTGATCCCGTTCGGCGGTTACCTGCTGGCGGCGAAGCCCGGCACGGTATACGAGATCCGCGGCACGGACCCGGGCAGCTTCACGATCACGGAGGCATACGGCACGGACGGACCTGTGCAGGCGCGCACGATCTGCGTGGACAGGACGAGCATGTACTTCCTGACGCGCACGGGAATCGGCGCATACGACGGCAGCGCGCTGCAGCTGCTGGCGCGCGACGCGCTGTATGAAACGATGCGCCTGAGACAGGCGGCGGACGACACAACGGCGACGGCCTGCATGTGCGACCACGTGTATTATCTCGCCTTCCGCATGAAGGAAAGCGGCGGCGAGGAGATCGTTGAGAACAACGCGGTGATCGAATACGACACGGAGCGCGGGACGTTCATGCTGCGGACCGGGCTGCGCGTGAAGGACTTCTTTGCGCTTGACGGCGTGATCTACTTCACGCAGGCGGACAATCCGTATGAGGTGCTGCGTTACAACGACCCGGAAAGCGGCAGCTATCTGGGCCAGCCGATCAAGGCGCTGTGGGAGACGCCGTGGATGGACCTTGGCAAGGGATACCGGAAGACGGATTTTGAGCTGAGATTCACGGCGGAGACGGAGATGCGCGATGTTCCGGTCGAATTCACCGTGATTACGGACCGGAGGGAAAAAACGCGGACCGTGCTGCTGCAAAGAGGCCGGCACGATTACCGCGTGAAGATACAGAACTGCGGCGTCCGTGTGAAGCTGAGGATCGAGAGCGGACGCAAGGCCGCAGGATGGAGCATCCATGGCGGCATTCAGATTGAGTATTCGACGGACGAGGTGTGAGGATGGCGATATTCAGACAGCCGCGCGTGCCTGAGTACCACGACGGCAAGGGCGTGGCCAGATTCCTGAAGGATCTGGTTCGGTTCCTCAAGGACTTCTGCAATGATGCGTGGATGGCGCACAGGCAGAACGAGGAGAGCATTGAGGCGCTGAAGCGCCGGATGGACGAATACGACGGAAACGCCTGACGGAGGTGATGGAGCATGGCAAAGGAAGCGAAGAACAAGTATCTTGCGACGAGCTGGACGGACAGCGCGAGCGAAAACAAATCCTCGACGACGCAGGTTACGGAAACGAGCAAGACGCTCAATGACGACATGGTTAACCGGATCATGGCCGGACTGATCGGACAGATGACGGACGAGGAGATCGCCGCGTATGCCGAGCAGCTGCTCGCGCCGCAGCGCAATGCGGCGCTTGAGGCGGCGCAGCAGGAATACGACGCGACCGCGCTGGCCAAGCAGCAGGAGATTGAAAACCTTGCGGCGTCGCTGGCGAAGGCTGCCGCCCAGCAGGAGGCGCTTGGCGCCAAATCCAAGGCGGGCATTGAGACGGCGGCGCTGGCCCGCGGCATGGGCAGGAGCAGCTATACGCTGCAGACGCTGGCGAACCAGGACAAGGCGACGGCGGAGACGATCCGCCAGATGAGCGACGAAACCGCGCGCCAGAGCGCACAAGTGCAAAAGCAGATCACGCAGGCCGCCGAGCAGAACGCGCAGACGCAGGGCCGCGTGAACACCGATTACGCGGCGAACCTTGCGGCGAAGATGCAGGAACTGCGGCAAAGCCAGATTAACCAGCGCAACCAGAATTACATGACCGCGGTGAGCGCGGCGATCGGCAGCAAGAGCAGCATGCAGAGCGACACGACCGGTTCCGATCAGTCGCTCAGCGTGACCGGCAAGGTGAAGAACCCGACGGAGTATTCCAGTTCCGGCAGCACGTCGAGCGGCGTGAGCAAGCCGACAAAGGTCGTTGTTGGCCAGAAGACCTAAGAGGAGATAAAAGAGATGGCGACGTACAACAGGGGCAGCGTATCTTCGCAGGTGAATGCGAACCGCAGCATCGACAAGGCGCAGGACATGCGCAGAGTTGACGAGGAGCGCAAGAGGAAGGCCGAGGAAGAGCGCAAGCGCAAAGAGGCCGAGCGCCGGAAAAAGGAAGCCGAGGCGAAGGCCGCGGCCGAAGAGAAGGCGGCCGAGGCACAGGCGCAGGCACAGGCCGAACAGGCAAAGACGCCCGAGCCTACGCCCACACCGGCGCCCGCGCCCACGCCGGCGCCCACGGCGGCTCCCGCACCGAAGCAGGAACCGCAGCCGGCGCCGGAGACCAAACCCGCACAGCCTGAGCCGCAGCAGCCTGCCGCCGCGCCGCAGGAACCGAAGAAGACCAGCATGTCGCTTGAGGAGATCAACGCGAAGGCGCAGAGACAGGGCTTTAACCGCACGGTACGCGAATATTCGAAGACGGTTGAGACGGAAGTCGTCGAGCCGGTGGAAGAGCTGAAGCTGCCGGAGAACCTTGAAAAGCATCGCGAGTACTTCGAGGAGAAGAACGCCGAAGGACGGTACGGCAATGGCACGGACTGGAATTTTGGTGCGAACAAGATCTCTGTGGATGTGACCAGCATCAAGGATGAACGGCAGCTGGCGTACTTCTGCACGACGCTTGAGACGGACGACGACCGCCTGGCGGTGATGAACCTGTGGGCGGAGAAGAACGGCAAGCCGCCGAAGGTTGTCGTTTCCAATGCGGAGGAACTGCTGGGCAGCCGCCTGTTTAATGAGCCGCAGACGTCCGCCGGTGCGCTTGGCGCAATGGGGCTTGTGGACGGAAACGGACGCGCGCTTGACATGAGGACGAGCGACTTCCAGAGCATCTGCGCGGCGGCACAGGGCATTCCGGACGACGACATGCGCAAGATGGCGTTCAACTACATCACGTCAATGACCAAGACCAAGGGCGGCCGCTTCTACGGGCTGAGCCTTGAGGGCGTGAGCACCGACTTCCGCGACTCGCTCGACTTTCCGAAGGCGGACTATGAAGCGTTTGTGGACGGGCTGAGCGCACGTTACTCCTCCGCGGAGGGCTTTGAGGAGCAGAGCCTGCGCAACTATATCGCGGACTGGGACAGTATCTACGGCGAGGGCGTTGAGCTGACCGCCGCGCAGAAGCACTGGTACGGCAAGGCGCTTGAGAGCGCGTTTGCCATGCAGGCCGGCGGCGCGATTGACATCGAGAAGGCGCGGGAGACGATCGCCGCCATTGATGCGGCGCAGGCGGCCGCAGCAGCCGCTGAGGCGGCCGGAGACGATGACGCCAGGGAAGAAGCCAAGGGCTTCATTGCGCGCGCCGTAGAGGGCGCCAAGGACTTCTGGCGAATGGCGACGGCGGACTTCAGCGAGGAGGAACTGGCTGAAGAGCCGGACATGCCGGAAGAGGTGGAGGAAGGCGCGGAAGCTGCATCCGGCGGCTACGCATACGGCGGCGGTTCTTCCGGCGGCAGCGCTTCCGCAGGCGGGTACTCCGGACCGGTGACGCAGTATCCCGTGCGGCTGGTGGCTTCGACGGGCAGCGGACTGCCACCGATCAGCGAGAGCGAAAAGCCGCGCACGCTTGAGGGACCGATGTTTAGCAAGGCGGAGCCGGAAGCCGCAGAGGCGGCGCAGGAAGCGCAGGGCCCCGTTTGGAAGCCGGAGGAAAGCAACGCCGCCAAGGCGGCAAAGGCCGCGCAGGACAAGATGACCGCGGACGCGGGCGGCAAGATTAACCTGACGGGCGACCTTGCCACGGCGATGGAATACGCCCACAGC